TTGCACCGTTTTCCATAATAGCATGCCAAAGTATACTCCTTCCAGTAAGAGCTGATATGCCGAATATAATACAGTCTTCAACTTCTCCATGATGTTTTTGTAGATCATATAAATACTCTCTTCTTATCTGTGCATAAATAGGTGGTATGTTTGCATTTAAATAAGCCATAGTTTAACCTCATTTTATTGTACCCCAGTTGGGTCCAGATTCATAATCTACTTTGTTTGGCACCTTTAATTCAATAGCAGTTTCCATAATACTTTTGATCTGCTTTGCCTCTTCGTCGTTTTTTATTGAAAAACAAAGTTCATCATGAATTTGTATGTGAGGTATGATACCTTTTTCATATAATTTTACCATAGCCTTCTTTGTCATATCTGCAGCTGATCCTTGTATTAGCCTGTTTAATGCTTTGTATGTAAAGGCAGGCCTGTAGTATTCTTCAAAATATTTTAAGTTTGGATCGGAAGGTTCTAAGTTTTGTGCTCTGTCTGCTAAATATTGTGTATGTGCCTCCTCTTTCGTTAAACCTTTTGCTACTTTTTTTACTATTTGTTTTACACCATCTACCTCTTCATACGCTGTTATTTCAAATACATTCTTTTCTGGATTCCATTCTTTATTACGAGACTCCCATTTGTCAAACCTACAAAACCTATCTTCTAACGTAAATATATTTTTATTTTTATCTGCAAAACTTTGCAAACCATTTGACAATTCTCTTACAAAAGGAACTTTGTTGTGGTATTGATCAAATAATTCTTTTGCTTCGTCTTTATCTAACTCCAAAGATCTAGCTAGTTTTGTTTTACCCATGCCATAAAATAATCCTAAGTTAATAGTTTTAGCTTGTTTTCTTGTTATGTCCGCCATTTTAGCTACTATATCATGAAAGTCTGTATCAGGATTTTTAGTATATTCTTCTGCCATTTTATCTGCACCATAAAAATTATTCTTTAGTGCATAGTGCACAACTAGACGTGGTTCTTGTTGAGAGTAGTCAAAGCTGGCCCACTTGTGGTCTTCTTCTGGTAAAAATAATTCTCTTATTTTATTACCTTGTTCAGTTCTAGCTGGGATTTGTTGTAAGTTAGGATTAGACATACTAAACCTACCTGTAACCGTACCACCTGTATCAGATCGTATTTGATTTATGTCTGCATGGATTCTGCCTTTGTGCACAAATTTTAAAATACTGGTCACAAAAGTGTTGTGTAATTTATCAAGTTGTCTAGCTTTTGCAATTAGTTTTAAATATTTATTAGGGTGTGATTCTAAATAAGATTTTGTTATACTAGCTCGCCCTGTTTTAGGTGTAATTTTATAATCTGTTATTTTTTGTTGATCTAACAAAGGTTTTATAGAATCTGATGCCCAAATATCGACACTCACATCTGTTTCTTTTTTTATTATTTTTAATATTTCTTTTTGTTCATCTTTTAATCTTTTACCTAGCGTCTTTGTTTTTTCTTCATCAACTCTTACACCTTTAAATCTCATCTCTACAAGACACGGAAACAATCTTGTTTCTAGGTCAAATATATTTTCTAAACTTTTATTATTCTTAGATTCTGTATTTATAGGTTTTTTTATTATTTTTTTAAATACGTTCCAAAGTCTTAACGTTAAGCTAACATCTTGTTCTGCATATTCTTTTACTAATTCGTATGGTAATAAATGCATATTAGACATAGGATCTGCTACACCATGCTCTTCTAACGCCTTGTCTTTTAAATCATATTTGTATTTAGAGTCATTTAAATAATCTTTTGCAAGAGAGTCTAAACTATATCTATTTCTATTTTCATCTATTACAGATGCTGCAATCATAGTGTCGTATATTGGTCCTTTCAACATCATACCAGTAACAGCTCTAATCCAACACACGTCATACATTGCATTGTGAAATACTTTTGCAACGTTTTCATTTTGAAATATTTTTTTATTTAAACTTTTCCAAACTCTTTTACTGTCATGATTACGTCCTTTGTGAGCTATTGGAAAATAAAATTTTTCATCGTTATATGCTATCGCAATACCACAAACTTTACCTTTGCCTATTATGGACCCTGATCCGTGAGTCTTGAGGTCTGGATCGTGTGTCTCTAAGTCGACAGCAACAATGTCACCGTTTTTTATTTCAACTTCATACAACTCAGGTATCACTTATAATCTCTCTCTATAATCATTTGTATAAAATGTATTGCTTTCAATAAATCTTCCTTACCATTTTTGTCTTGATGACGTATGATATATTTTATAGCACAACCCTCAGGATATAACAACTTATTCTCAATTACAAACTTACTTGGCTGTATGATATACTTTGTGTAATGTGATCCTCCAATTTGTGTATCGTATGGATTTATAGACTTAGATTTGTTCTGCTTTTTATTAGCCATAGTGCCTCCTTTGATCTAGAGCATGCAACAAACTTCATTCTTTTCTTTACAAAAGATTCTTCTGCTCTTGTTAATGTTAAATCTAATACCACGTTAGAAAACTCTTTACCTTTAATCGTATGTATGTTTTCTAAAAATACTCTTTTGTCTTCTAAATCCCTGTTATTATTGACTATTTTTCGTATGTAGTTTTTCATTTGTAATGATTCTAATTTATTTATCATTTGATAATCTTTTACATTTTTTAAACCAGGTAATACAAAATTATTTTTTATTAACCAATCTAAATCATAACTACTATTTGTAACATCATCTAAATTTTTATTGTGTCCTAAATATTCTGGTCTTATGCTTTTTAAAATAGTTTTAATTTTAGTTAGTGACACGTTGTTGCCTTTTATTAAATTTATAAACTCTCTATGATTTTTTATTTCATTTGTTGGATATTTAAATTTTATTTTATTTCTTTGATCTTTTGGAACTTGCACAGGCATACCTACTTTCATCAAGTATAATATCATTTCTCTAGGTTCATTTCCTCTGTAAGTAAAAACAAAATCTTGTTTTGTATTTACCAATTTATTTTCCAATTCATCTGCAAGAGGGTCTTGCTCTAGATTAGATAACTCATGCATTTCTCCTTCAACCACATTACCCTGTTTATCTTCTAAGGGTCTCCACTCTCTAGAGTATCCATAATGGTCCCACACATCTTTTATTATATCTTTACAATACTTATTTATAACACGAGGACATCTATAGCCTTGTTTTAATTCTATCTCTGGATTTGCAAACTCTTTGTGAAAACTATCAGGATCAGCTCCTGCAAATTCAAATATAGACTGGTCCGGGTCACCTGCTTTGTAAAAATAATCTACATTTTTTGACATAATTAATTCTGCTTTTCTTTGTATGACACTAGAGTCTTGTGCTTCGTCTACTATTAATACTTTTATTCTTTTACACAATCTCTCGGACTCCTCTTGATTCTCACAAAAAAGATCTATCATGTCTTGAAAATCTAATATCTTTGACGTTCTTTGGTTTATTTTTGAGTCACTTTTAAATGATAGGTAATTTTTTTCTAATAATAAAAGTTCTTCTATCGAATACTTGTAGTCTCTTCTTTCATCAAAACTAAGCTCTCTGTAGTAGTCTAATAATTTTTTACCATTATCTCTTGCAAAACTTACAAATTTAAAAAATGGATGATTTTTAAATAAATGTTGCACGTTGTAAAATGTAATGTTTGATGTGTATTTGTTAAACATAGGCCATATTAAAATTAGATTTTCATAGTCTTCCATTAAAAATGATTTACCTTTAACCCTGTCTTTGCAAAATTTATGTATGGTGCTAACGTTTTCTTTAAATGTTTCTTTAGACTGTAGTATTAAAGATCTAATAGATCTTTTTGTTTTGTCTTGATATTTTAAAATCATTTCAATAGATTGTATTTGATTACGTATGTGGTCCGCTGCAGTGTTTGTGTGAGATATTACCATTATTTCTGTAGGCGAATATTTTCTTAAACTTAAATTATCATAAAGTATTTCTACCAATCTAGTTGTCTTACCTGTCCCCGGTGGACCCGCTATTCTAATTTTTTTCATCGTGTCCTATCTTTTTTGCATCATCGCCCAACACTTTGTATTGTTCTGGATCAGATGTTATTCTCCATGTTACACAAGAAACGTCTTTATCTAGTCCCTTGTCAAACACTGTCCCTCTTATTTTTCGTGCGCCCAACACTTCTTTTAATTTCATAATAACTTCTGCAGGTTTACTATTATCTTTCTGTGATTTTAAATAACGAAAAAACCTATCTAATTTAAAATCTAATTCTTTGTTTTCTTGATTTACATAACAAGTTCCCAATAATAAATGTTCTTTGTCAAAACTAACTGTGTTTTGATTTACAAAACCATAGAACGTTGTGATAAATTCATAATCATCACTTGCTTCTTTTTCAGCTTTTTCAAATATTCTTTTATCTAATCTTGCATACTGCATCTCTACAAATTCTTTTGGCTTTCTTTCTAATACTGTTATGTGCGGAAAGTGCCCTGCGTCTGCTAGTTTATTAATATATTTTTCTTTATTTATTATTTCAGAACCAGACATCTTAATTCTAACTCTACGGTAACCTTCGCCGTCATTGCTCTTTACATCTAAACTTTCATAATACACTGGAGGTTTACTACAAAATTCTACAATTTGACCAAGAGCTTCTTCAACTTTTTTAATCTCCTCTGCTTTTCCTGGAGAAATACCACACATATGTCTCACACACGCAGAGGGGTCACACCATTTTTTTATGTTTGGTTTTTTACAAGAATAGTTATAGTTCCTGTCTGAACTTTTAAATATTGTCTTTTCTATTTCGTCCTCAGCCAAAGGGTCTTCCATAAACTCTTTGTTAAAATTTTTTAATAATGTTTTTTCATCCATTTTACTGTATGCATCAATTTTAGTTATACCTTTCTCTATAGCTTTTTTACTCCACACCATCATGTGTAATAAAAATTCATTTCTATTTACAGGTGGTATCTTCCCGTTTTCTTTTAAACAATTTTTTACACAAGGTATAAAAAAGTCCTCTATAGTTTTTTGTTTTGGTTTTTTTTCTTTTTGTATTTCTTCTACTAAATATTTTGTAAGATCTGTTTGAACATACTTGTCATGCATTTCAAAAAATTCATCAACTGATGCCGAAGAAAAATCATCTTTATATGCAAACGTGCTTCCTTCTTCGTGATTATAGTACGGCATGTTAAGCCAAGAACCAAAATCACCCTCGCTTATTTTTGTTTGTAATGGATATATTCTATCTAATATGTCACCTAAACCAAGTTTGGCTGCAAATTTTTTCATTACTAATTGAACTTCTTCTGCAGAGGAGAAGTCTTTCATAAACATATATACATGTGCTCTACCACTTTTTGATCTAAAAACTATTAGTGGTAAGTTTAGTTTTCTAATTCTGTTTAATAAATCTTGATAATCGTAGTTATTGTCGTCAATATCAATAGCTCCCCACTTACAGGTGCCATCATCTTTGAGAGGAAATATACCTAAGTTAGGTCCTACGCCTTGCAAATGATTTTCCCAAAGCTCTTTAGTTACAGGTTTTTTAGTTACCCAAGGTCGGCCTTCTACTTTTAAAGATATTCTGTTGTTTTCTTTTTTAAACTGACCGTATGCTCGTTCTAAACCTTCAAATATTTTAATAAATTTATCTATCATAATGAACGTGGGCGCTTCCACGCTAGCTTCGGCGCCCACTACCTAGGATATTATAAATCTACTGAAGCTTTTTTAACTTCTTGATTTTCAGGTTGTGCCTGCACCTCACCCTTACCTACACGCTCAGCAAATTCTTTTGCCATGTTATAGATACCAGCGTCTTTAACCGGACCAACTTTGGCTACATCCCAACCAAACCATGTTCCTTTGTCGTTAGACATTTGTACAGGTTTTAAAGTGTAAATGTGACTATATGTTGGCGGTGTAAACAAACCACTCTTACCCTGCATTTTAATACCCATCATCATTGAGTTCCATTTTCTGCTAACTTTTAATTGTGTAGCTTTCATTGAAACCAATGCAGTAGTTGGTGTATTACCAGTTTGTATTACAAAATGGTTTGCAGTGTTTTCAAGATAGTTACCATTTGGTAATCTATCTTTGTATGATTTGTCACGAGTTGTTTGACTTATGATGTCACTATCTGCCTCGTGAATAGCAACAGGAGCACCAGTGCTGGCACCTCTGTCTTGCCACTCAACATACTGTCTTTTATAAAAAACAGGAATGACTTGTACTTCATCAAACAGTTCGTTTGTTACTGAGTTTATTATCTTGCCAGGTTCTGCGCCCTTGACATATTTTCCATGAGTTTTGTTTACCTCTGGAGATAATTGTCCCAAAACTTTTAAGAAAGGCAACGCAAGATCTTCTTGCGATATGTTTTGAGAGCCTTTGTTTGCATCAGCTTCAAATAAGTTTGTTGCTAATGCTCCTTCTTTTTTTGTTGCTACTTGGTTCATGTTTATTTGTTCCTTTTTATAGTAGTTTTATTCTCCGAGAACACCCCGAAGATTTCCGTTGGCATTTCTTTACCCG